TTGGTTCCGTGATGGAAACTTGGGATGATCTTATTGATAAAGACAAGCTAGTTTCAGACGCATTAATCCATCATGTGTTTATCACATTGTTGATTTCATTGCCATCAAATGATTTTTTCGCAAAAAACAAAAATTTCCTTATTCCAATAATCATGTTGGCTATCAATTCTTGGCTTGATTCTAATAATCTTGAGAAAGAAGGATCTGAACAAAGGGCGTATGCGCTAACATTAAGACATATTGGAATCCAGATTGTACCTATGTGTGCATTTCTTGTTGGAGGTTTTGAGCATAGCAGAAAATACAGCACAGATATTTGGAAATTTTTTACCGAGCATGAAAGTGCCGAAGAGTGGATCAACAACAAAATAAAATAAATTTATGTCATTAGGAGGAGGAGGAGGGCCAAACATTAAAGCACCAAAGGCAAATTATGGAAGCGATATAACATCGCTGTTGACTCCATTGAGCCAACAAATGGGCAACATTGCTCAATTCGAAGCTCAAAATAGACCTACGCTTGGCAATCTTAATCTTGGGGATATTCAAACATTCTTTCAAGGTGGTGGTAATCAACAAGGCATTTTGGGTCTTGGTGGACAAGCCTACGAAACTGGAGTTGGGCAACAACTTGCGGCACAACAGCAACAACTTGCTGGGCAACAAGGGCAAGTTCAAGGATTGCGTCAGCTCCAAGCTGGGTTATCACCAGAAGCGGCAATGGCTACTCAGCAAGCCTCTGATGCGGCTAGGACTGCTTATGCAGCATCTCTTGGAGTTACACCTGAAGAACAACGCATGGCGCAGCAAGCAGCGCGTGAGGCAGCACAATCGAGTGGTCGTCTTGGGGGCAATGCAGGGATTGCAGGTGAAATTCTTAATCGTGAAGACATCCTTGCTCGCAAACGTGCTGAAGCAGCGCAAGCAGGTAGCCGTGCGTTCCAACTCGGTCAATCTTTCTACCAACAACCAGGACTTCAAGCACTTTATTCAACTCCTGCTGGAATGCAGATTGGCCAGAACTACTTGAACTATGGTGTTCAGTCCATTGGTCAATCTACTCCACAACTCTTTGATGTTGGACAAGCATTGAATCTTGGGGCAGCACAACGTCAGAATGTTCTTTCTGCTCAACAAGCCAATGCTCAAATCAAGGCATCAAATCAAGCATCTGGAATGGGACTATTTGGAGATATTGCAAAAGGAGTTGGTGGAATTCTTGCAGCACCAGCAACAGGTGGAGCTTCACTATTCTCTTCATTCATAGGAAAATAATTTATGGCACTTTTAGGACAATCAATCAATCCAGCACTATTCCTTCAAGATTACTCTGGCTTTACAAAAGCCGCAGCGATTCAAGCACAGGGAATGCAGAATCTTGGGCAGCAGATTCAAAGCGTTGCACAAGACTACGTTACGAATAAGAAGGAGGAATCAAAACTAAGTGCAGTCAAGAAAGCTGGCATTGCCGACATTCAAGCAGCTATCCAGTTAAGCAAATCAAGCGGTCTTGGCCTTGAGTCAACGCTTGAGCCTTTGCTTGCTGCTGCAACAGATCCCAACTCATCATTGATAGAACAGGCTGCTGCTGCTCAACAAGCATCTCAGAGCATTGGGACGACAATGAATACCAAGTTCAAGATTGAAGAGCTTAATATGCAGCGTCAAGCAGCATCAAGAGCAGGAGCAATGGATGCGGCAAAACTTCAAGCCATTGCTGAAGAAAGAAATCAAAGAGACGCATTATCGAGTGCTATTGGCAATCCACTATTCCAAAGCGTTGTTTCACAACTTCCAACAGAAATGTCAAAATCAATCTTGGCAAGTTCTGAAAATCTCACTCCATCTCAAAAGTTTGATTTGGCAAATTCACTCACGCAATTTGTTCCTAAATCAAAAACCATTACTGCTCCTAAAGTTGAAACATTTGACACTCCACAAGGTAAAGTTCAAATGCAATTTGATGAAGTATCTGGAAAATATATTCCAATCCAAGCTGCTGGGATTGATGGGCAAGTTGGAGTCGCACCAATAGCATCACTTCCACTTGTTAATCCTCCTGCTGGATATGAATCATACAGAACTGAGTCTGGAGGAATTGGCGTAAGACCACTGGAAGGAAGTCCCGACTATATCAAGCAGCAACAAGCAATCGCTTCTGAAGAAGGAATGAAGCAGCAACGAGCAGTTAGTGGAGCAACAGTAATTCAAGATGTATCTAGAGCATTGGGTGAACTTAAAAACATCAATCAAGGTACTGGAATAATTGCATCAAATGCTCGGAAACTTGCTTCTGGGGTTGCTGGTACTCCAGAGTACAAGATATTGAATAACTATGTTCCAACTATTGTTGCAAACATAACATTTGATAAACTGCAAGAATTGAAGCAGAACTCTCCAACTGGGGCATCTGGTCTTGGAGCTTTGAATAGAAGTGAAGCTGACGCATTGCGAGATTCTGCTGGTAAGTTAACTGATATAAGCAATCCTGTGGTTTTTGCGGAAAACTTAATTCGCGTTCAATCAAAATTTATTGATCTGATTCACGGGACATCAGCACAACGTCAGAAACTCGTTGATGATGGAAAGTTGAATAGATCTGAAAATCTAAAGATTGAGTCACTTTACCCAGATGTCCAAATGAGTTCATCTGGACAAATGATTCAACGAGGTACAACTCCAAAACCAACATTTATTGTACGTCCAGCAGTCCAAGCTATTTTGGATGAGCAATAATAATACTTTATGTCAGAAGATCAAAATAGCAATCAAGTATTTAATGATATTCAGAGTTCAATACTTAAGACTAAAGATAAATTAGTTCAAGCGAAGTCAAATAATAACATTGATGAGCAGAACAAGTATTCTTCTAATCTTAAATTACTGATTGATGAATTAAAAAGATTCCAAGTTGAAGGTCAAGCTATTGAGCAGAAATCACAAGACGCGTTAAAAGAATCTCTTGCTAGTCCAGACATTCTCAAAAAAGATGTTGCAGTATCTACTGGAGACATTACTACTGCCCAGTTTGGTGGCATGGGTACAATTCCATCGCTTGGTACTAAAGTGCAAACTTATACTGATGCAAAAGTAGTTCCGATTCTTTCTCAAATTCTAAATGCTCCAGAAGAAGCCATTGATGCCAAGAGTGGATTTCCACTTCTTGATCGTGCTGGTATTGGCATGGCTCCAACTGAATCCGATAAACAAAACTATCTGGTTCGTAAATATGGTCAAGAAAATGTCACCCCAGTAAATATTGGTGGGCAATCGAATTATGCCATCAAAACTGGTGATGGGAAAATTACACTATTTGATGAAATCGGGCCAAGTGCAAAAGATATTGCAGATGTTTCTGGCGCAGTATTACCAATAACTGCTGCCATTGCTGCTGCAATAGCAACTACTAAAGCAACAGCGAATCCATTTGTTGCATCTGCTGCCGCTAATGGAGCATACTTTGGAGTAAGCGGTATTCAAGATGCTCTTGTACGAGAGGTGATGGGCGAGAGAATCCAACCAATGGAAATTGCCGCTCGCAGAGGCTTTGAAAGTGGAATCGGAATGGCCATTGATTTAGCCACAGCAGGAACAGGTCGTTTTATTAGTCGTCGTCTTGGTAATGGGGTAATCAATCAATATGGCAAAGCTATTGCTGATGCTGAACAGGTGTTAAGAAGCAAAGGCATGAATGTTGAGATGTCACCTGCCGCTGAATTTGGCCCATTAAAACTTGAGTCGCAACAAAAATATGCAGCAAGGAATCCTAATAGTGGGGAAGCAGTAAGACTTAATAAAAATCTTAATGTGCTTGCTGATTACCAATCATCACTCACCACTAATCCACAAACTCCAGCGGCAACATTTGATAAAGTTGTTGGAACTCTCCGTGTTGAATATGATGATTTAGTAAAAGCTGTTGAATCTGAAGATAAAAAAGCAGCAGCAATTATTCGCAAATCACTTGATGACAAACTTACTGGGATTTCAAACTTCCAGCAATGGAAAGATGATGGTTTCCAAAAAGAACCTCTTGGAAATGCGCTTAATTCAATTTTAACTCAAGGTAAAGAGCAAGTAAATGAATTAAAGACTCAAGCATTTACTGCATTTTATGATGCTGCTGACAGGGCTGGTGCAGTTGTTACTCCAAAAGAAGCATCAACAACATTAAAAAAAGCAATCTCTGGATTCAAAGGCATTAAAACCAATCCAGAAGTTGATCGCATTGTAGGCACATTGGATCAGATGCATTCATATAAACTTGAAGCCAATAGGATTGAAAGACTTATAGCTCAAGGAAAAGAGAAGCCAACCAAAGCTAATTTAAAACTCGTAAAACAATTACGAGATGCTTCTGCGCCACTTGATATGCGGACATTAAATCTATATGTCCAAACAATTCAAGATGCTGTTCCTGGAGCTGACGCTATTGGAGGCAAGAGCGCACAGCAGGTAGCATCTACTGCATCTGGAGCTTTAAGAGATTTGCGTGATTCTGTAATTTCCAAAAAACAACTTGGAAAACAATTTGCGGATGTAAATGCACAATATGCAAATGACGTTCTTCTTTTCGAGAGACAATCTCCTGGAGCTATTTTAAAAGAACGTCTTGGAGACACATCGTCAACTCCAAGTCAAATGGTTGATCGTGCAATATCCGATCCATCCAATGTTGATGATGTTTTAAGAGCGGTTGGATTAGCAGATCCTAATCAAGTTCCTCAATTTAGAGAGCAACTCCAAAGAGCCTACCTTGACAAAATTGGACTGACTTCTCGTCATGGCCCATCTGATAAAATTGACTTCAATCCAGAAATTATTCAAAAGTTATACGGAGTTGATGTTAATGGCGCACCAAATGTAAATTCGGGCAAGTTGATGGTTGGTAAGTTGCAAGAACTTGAAGGAGCGTTAAAAGACTCAAAACTAAATCTTTCAAATGTTAAGCCAGATGAAGTTGACTTACTATTCAAATCATTAAGCCAACAAGAAAGAGAAGGTGTTGTTAAATCAATTACATCTAGACTTGCTTCTGAAAAACAAGCTGATTTAATGCTTGAGAATACTTTAATCAAACTTGCCAAAAAAGGGGAATGGGGAAAAGTTGACAATGATGAATTTGCAAGAGCGATGTTTAACGCTCCGATCCAAGATGTAAGAACTGTTATTGGCAAGATGCCACAGACTGAAAGGCTTTCTCTTAATGCGGATTTCGCATCGCACTTATTTTCTCGCTATCCAAGTAACGGGCAAATGACAAAAAATGGAATTGAGTTATGGAATGCTGATGCGTATCTTGCTGATTTGAAATCAGAAAATGGAAAAGAGTTGCAAAAGAAAATAGCAGAAGTACTAGGAAAAGATTTTCTTGATACTTTCACGGCGGCATCAAGAGCATTATCTGCAAGTAAGATGCCAACAGTAGCACAACAATCGGCTCTTGCTGGAATAAGTGCAAGGAAAGGAGCCGTACCAGCAATGGTTTCAAGGATCTATGGTGGCACAATCAATAAACTTATGGGTGCTGCTTACTCAACTGGAAGACTGAAACCATTTTTGAGACTAATTGAAAAAGATGTTGGTTTTGAAAAAGCTGATGAAAACCTCAAACGATTATTCTATCCTCTTGTTACAACAAATCTTGGGATTCGTGCATTAACACATCAAAGCAGAAATGATCCAAGATTTGCTGAAGCTAACCAAACAATGCTTAATATGATTCCAAAAGAGGAAGAGAATTTTAAGAATACATACGAGACTGATTAAATATGAAGGCAAAAGTAAAAACAAAATCACTCAAACAAGTTGGTTATCTATTGAGTAAGGGGAGTCCACTCACAGCCAAGGAGCAGACCAAACTTAAAAAAGAGTTGCATTCTGGCAAGGTTAAGGTTAAAAAGACTAAATGAACGATGAAACTCAAACGCAATCTACCGAATACCATGATGTAAAAAAGGAGAAATCCGAATGGTTTCTTGAGATTCGTGAAAGAGCTAAGAATCTTTCTCGAGGTTCGGTTGAGAATTATGCTCCTGGAATTGCGGCCCAAGCATTGTGGATGCTGGCACAAGGAGGCCGAATCAAGACAATCTCCCAGAAAACTGGATTAGGTCACGAAACAATTCGCAAACTAGAATGGAGGCATAATGATACGCTTGAAACAAAGCGTAAAGAGTTCTCTATGCGTTATGCTATTGCTGCTCAAGAATATACCGATCTATTGTTTGAGAAAGCTGAACAACTATCGAATGATCCAGAAGCACTATCCAAAATCTCCCCAGAAAAGTTGGCTTTGACTGTTGGGATTATGACAGATAAAGCCGCCCAGTTGACTGGTATGGCAGGAATGGTAATTGAGCATCGCAAGGGAGCATCTATTGATGATGCAATGAAGATGATTGCTGAAGCTAAAGCTAAAGTTGCAGAACGCATCAAGTCTCAAGCTGTTGAAGCTGAAATTATTGAAGGATGATTTGGAAGCAGCATCAAATCCTTACTCCACCAACTGATGATGAAATATCAGTAATGGAGATAGATGAGCTTATGGAACTCCATAAGGCTTACCATGATGCCATTGATAATGCTGAAAAAGACCCATATCGCTTTGGGTTCAGACTTCCTCATTGGATTAAAGCAGAAGAGCAACTGCATGAGGTTAATGAGATATTAGCATTAGGAGGCAACCGCAGCGGGAAAACTCAATGGGGTGCGTTCTCGATTGTTCGATCTGCGATTGAAAACCCTAAGTCTGAAATCTTTTGCTTTGCTCAAACATCCGAAGTTTCTATTCGCCAGCAACAAAGTGCAGTTTATGACTGGTTGCCAGCAGAAATGAAGACCAAGCAGACTTCTGCGAATGCTTACATTAGCTACACAAAAAAGAATGGATTTACTGACTCATCCTTAATCTTACCGAATGGAAGTCAAATCATCTTTAAAACGTATTCACAATATCAAAACAATCCAACAATTCTAGAAGGTGCTGAACTTGGAAGCAGGAATCCTAATTGGCACAACATTGGTGTTTGGCTAGACGAGTACCTGCTTGGCCCAGAATTAGTTAATACCCTACGCTTCCGACTAGCTACTCGTAATGCCAAAATGCTTGTCACGTTCACCCCTATTGATGGATGGACAGAAGTGATCAAGGAGTACCTGGATGGAGCATCAATTATTGAGTCTCGCAATGCTGAACTACTCAAGAACGAACTCGTTCCATACGTTCAGAGGAGTAAGAAACGAAACGCATCAATCCATTACTTTCATTCTCAAGACAATCCGTTTGGTGGATATGATCGAATCAAAGAGAACCTCATGGGTAGATCTAGAGAGGAAATCTTAATTCGGGCTTATGGTGTTCCAGTAAAATCACAAGCAACTAAATTCCCCAAGTTTAACACGGCTGTAAATGTCATTGATGCATCTTTAATCCCAACTGAAGACATCACAAGGTACAACATTATTGACCCTGCTGGTGCAAAAAATTGGTTTATGTGCTGGATTGCTGTTGATTCTGGTGGTACATTTTACGTTTATCGTGAATGGCCAGGAGTTGACGTTGGAGACTGGGCCGAATGGAAGTCTGGGAAGTGGATTGCTGGAGAAGGAGCAAAAGGACAAGGATACGGCATCAGAGATTATGCTGATCTTATAATTGACCTAGAAGGTGGCGAGGACATCTTTGAGCGACTTATTGACCCAAGACTAGGTGCTGCACGTTACCAAGCCGCTGATGGGGCTTCTAGCATCATTGAAGACCTATCTGATGCTGGCATCGTATGCGTACCTGCCCCTGGACTTGAAATTGACGATGGACTACAAGTTCTTATTGGCAAAATGGCATGGGACACAAACAAGCCAATGGATTCGGTTAATCGTCCAAAATTCTACGTCTCAAAAGACTGCGAGAATATCATTTCGGCATTATCTGAGTACACGGGTGAACAAGGCTTAAAAGAGGCTTGGAAAGATCCTATTGATGTGCTACGATACGCCGCAGTTGCTGATATTGACCATGCAGACCAAACCAAAACATTCTCAACTGTCCAAGGGGGCGGTGGATACTAATATGAAAACAATAGCTAAAAAATTAGGCCGTCCTAGAAAAATGGACAGAGCAGAAGAAATCATTGTTGAAAATACTGATTGCAATTTACAACAAACTGAAGATACTGATGAAGTATTTGATGATATTCTCGTATTGCGTAAATGCTTAAACCCAGATTTTGTTGTCGGACGGCTTGATGGTTTTACTGTTAATGTCCGTTGTGGCAGAAAAGTCTCGCATCGACTAGTAGGAAAAAACATTTCAATTAAAAAGTCAAAAGAAGAAGAAATTTACCATTATTTACCATGAGCAAATACGAAGCAGAAATAGGCGACGAATCACTAATTTACGCTGATGACGAGCCAGATGTTGGGATGTTGACGATGGCTTATGATAATATTCTTATCGAACTTGACGAATATTTTCAAAGTTGCCAGCAGTCATACCAAGATCGACGCAATATCTGGGATGGTAAGTCTGACGATTTGAGGAAACATGGAGCAAATGCTTTCCCATGGGAAGGTGCAAGCGATCAAGAAGTCAACATCGTTGGTGAGCGTATTGATATGTTTGTGTCGATTCTTGATCAAGCATTAAGCCGCAGCCATATCAAGGCATTTCCAACAAGCATGGCCTCAATGCCCCGTGCAGCAATGGTTTCCTCATTCCTAAAGTGGATGCGCTCAAGTTATATCCCAAACTTCCGTAACGAGATGGAGCTTGGAGCTAACTACTTGCTCGAAAAAGGCATCATGGTTTCTTATGTTGGATGGAAGCGTGAAAAGCGCACGTTCCTGCAAGAAGTCTCACTTGATCAGATTGCACAACAATCACCAGACTTGGCAAACCTTGTTGCGTCTGGAACTGATGACGAAATGGTGTTGGCTATGCTTGAACAAGCCTTCCCAGACCTCAGTAAGAAGCGAGCAAAGAAAGCAATTAAGGATCTTCGTGTTACAGGAAAGGCTAAAATCCCAATCCCAAGGCTTTCGGTTGATTGTCCAGTTGTTCACTCATGTTCGTCTGATGGCGAAATCCTATTCCCCCCATACGTTTCAGATCCACAACGTAGTCCGTATGTCTTTTGGCGCACGTTCCTCACGGCTCAAGAGCTTGAGAAAAAAGTGGCAAACGAGGGATGGGATGAAGATTGGGTTCGTGGAGCGATTGAAGAACTTCGTGGAAAGGACTCCATGTATATTGATGGAGAGAAGCTAAAGACAGTTAGCCGCCTTCCAATTACTGATGACAACGACCTAGTTATGGTTGTTTATGGTTATCAACGACTTATTGATGAAGAAGATGGGTCTGAAGGCATTTACTGCACGATCTTTCACCCACAAAAAGATGGTTATGCAAAGTATGAATTGCTGAACGGATACGATGACTATCCATTCGTTGTGACTCGGCTTTCAAACGATCAAAAGCGTATGTACGAAGTTCAGACATTCTCTGACATCCTTCGTGGGCCGCAAATGCAAATTAAGACTGAGCGTGATTCGCGTGTAGACAGGGCATCTATTGCCACTCTGCCCCCGATCATGCATCCTGCTGGTCGCCCTCCATCTGATTGGGGGCCAGGACGCAGGGTTCCTTACCGCCGTCTTGGTGAGATTGCTTTTGGCCCAGTTCCACAAATGGATCAAGGGTCTATGGAAGTAGAACAATCCATGCGTTTGCAAGCGGATCGTGCAGTTGGTCTTGACTTAACCAATCCAATTTCAGCTATTCGCCAACAATTCTATGTCGGAAAATTCCTTGATCATGTTCGTGATGTTCTTACCCTTGCTTGGAAATTGTATCAGCGTATGGGGCCAGATGAAGTTTTCTTCCAAGTCACTGGTAATCCAAACCCACAAGTGATGTCAAAGGGAAGTCCAGACGAAAACTTCTCAATTACTGTTGCATTTGACTCACAGGCAAGCGATCCAGAAACTGCTGATCTTCAATTAAAGAATATGATCAGCTTACTTCAAATGGATCGTAATGGAATCATTGATGTCAACAAGATGCTTGAATTTACTGCGGCATCTATCAACCCAATTTTTGCGGATTATGTGTTACAACCTGCTGAAGAGTCCCAGCAAAAAATTGCTAAAGCGGTTACAGATGATCTCGCAAAAATCTTCTCTGGCATCGAGGTTCCTGCACAAGCAAATGGAGCGCAAGTAGCAATGCAGATGGTTCAAGCCTATGTGCAACAACCAGATATTGCTCAACGCGCACAACAAGATGAGGCATTTGCAGCAAGGCTTCAAAAGTATGCTGGCCAATACCAGTTCATGCTTCAACAAGCTCAGAATGCTCAAATTGGACGAATCGGAACTGCTCCAGCAAACATGGGTGGGATGCAAACTCAACAAATGAATCAACAATAATATTATGAAACAAGGATTATATTCAAATATCGCAGCAAAGCGTAAGCGTATCAAAGCTGGAAGCGGAGAAAAAATGAACAAGGTTGGAAGCAAAAATGCACCAACAGCTAAAGATTTTAAGGAATCTGCAAAAACAGCAAAGAAGAAATGAGTGCTAGTTCCAAACATTACCTAAAAAGCGGGAAACTCTATACTGGGGCAGTTCACAAGATGAATGGTCAAATCCATACTGGAGCAAAGCATACAGCATCTAGCAAGCCATTGACGCATTCCAAGCCTAAGCCCAAGAAATAATGGAAAAGCGGTTTAAAAAGGTAATCACAAATCCTGCAACGGGCCGCAAAAAAACCATTAAGTATGGTCAAGCTGGTAAAGCTGCTGATGGAGGTGATCGTATTCGTCCTTCCACAAAAAAAGCAGATGCGTATTGCGCTAGGTCAAATGCTATTAAGGGAGATTGGCGTAGTGATCCTAACTCACCAAATAATCTATCGCGTAAAAAATGGAAATGCCGTGGAAGCAAATCAATGAAATAATATGCCACCTTTACCAATTCTAAGTGAGGCTTACAATAAGAAAAAGCCACAAAATTATAATCAATCACTATTGACCAGTTATGCTGGCTATCCAGTAATTAACGCAAAACAATTAGGACTTACTAATTATTTTGCAGGAGAAGGAAAGAATGTGGGTGGCATGGCATGGGGAGGAAAAACAAATCCTCCTGGTCAAGGAGGAGGTGAGCCTTCATTAATCGTTCCTAATCCTTATTACTATAAAAATAACCCAGATGGATACAATGCTCTTGTAAAACTTGAAGCTAGCAGGCATTGGATGGATGAAAATGATTATAAACCATCTTTTGGGATTACCAAAGAAATGCAGAAATGGAGAGACAAGAATTTCAAAGACGCTGGCCCTGCTGGAGAAGCGTATAGAACCAATGATGACGCTTTCAGAAAAACAATTATATCCAGATTTGTTGGCGGTGACAATAATGTTCCTCCTGTTACTGGAGAGCTTAGAAGGGAAGTTCAGGCGGTGACAAAAAAACTTGAGGATGCTGATGCTAAATTAAAACCAACTATTGTTGACAATTTGCTTAGTTCCATTGGATTAAAACCACAAAAATAATATGACCCAGCTACCAAAACCAACAATCCAACAAGCCGTAGAATCACTATCTGATCGTGATGAATTTAAAGTAATTATTCAGTTTGTGCGTGATGAGCGTGAAAGGTTCTTTGCTGATCTTCGCATGGCACAAGACACTAATGATGTAATGAAAATCACAGGTTCTATTTCTACTCTTGACGAGTTGTTGAATTTATTGCATATTCCCGTTACTCAGTAATTGCGTTCTGAGTTTCATGTTCGGTGTTCGGGAGGGGCTAGAGTTAATTCTCTAGCCTCTCTTTTTGTCTAAGACATAGAATGTAACTATTGAAACTTTGCATTGACAGACGCATCATTGTTACATTACATTCCCGACATCGCTTTCGCTAGAGCGTATAAACTAGTGTTTTAATTATGAGCAACAATCAAGCTATCGCTGGGGCTGAAGAACCAGTGTCTAATATCTCAATCGAAGAGCTTATCGCTCAACGTATTGGAAGAGCAACCGCATCAGAAGAAGAACCCTTGGAGGAATCTGAAGAGGAGTCACAGGAAGAAGATGATCTTGCCAGCCTTGAAAGCGAAGACATTGAGGAATCTGAAGACGAATCAGAGGAGGAGAACGAAGGTGATTCAGAAGAGCGGAATGAAATTGATCTTTTGGATCTCACTACTGAGCAAATCCAAGAGCTTGCCAAAAAGGGAAAGAGCCGACTACTCCAGCGAATTGGAGAACTTACGGCACAAAAAAAAGCCCTTGAAGAAAAGCTCACGGCCCAACCTCAAGTATTGGATTCAAAGCGTGAAATCTCGCAAAATGATATTCCAGAAACTATTCGATCCATCAATTCACTTGAAGGGATTAAGAGTAAATTTGAAGAATATGAAGCTGTTATCGAGGCAACAGATGATCTTCTTCGTCAGTATCGTAAATACGATGACGATGATATTATTGAATACCAAGGTCAAGAGCTTACCAAATTGCAGATTGAGAACGCCAATGTAAACTCTCGGAAAGCCTTAACAAAGTATCTCCCTGCTCAACAACAACATCTTGCCAAGACTGCTCACTACGAGCAATTAAACAAGCAATATGTTTCCGCTGTTGAACAAGAAGTGCCAGAAATTAACGATTCCGAAAGCGAAATTGGTAAAAACTACGCAAACTTCATTGCTGATCCACTCATCGAAAGAGTCCGAAAGGAAATCCCAGAGATTGGGATTCAAATCGAATATATCCTTGGTCATGCAGTAAGGTCTATCTTTGCAGGAAAAAAGCTAAAAAGCACAGCTCCAGTAGTGGGAAGTAAATTGAAGGCAAGCCCGCCGTCAAACCCAGTTGGTTCTGGATCTGCTAAATCTAGCGTTAAGTCAGCACAGAAGTCTAAAGATGCATACTCAAGGTTTGAATCTTCTGGTCGCCCAGAGGATTGGATTGCTCATAGAATCGCTACTAAGTTTTAAAATCAATCTTAATATCTAAAATCTACTATTATGGCTATTTCTGCTACATACAATCCAAACGCCCCAGCCCAAAAAACGGGTACAGGCTCCGCAATCAGCAACCGCGAAGATCTCAGCAATGAGTTGACCTTGCTCGCACCAGAAGAAACCCCGCTCTTGAGCCTTTGCTCCAAGGGTCGTGCTTCTGGTACGTTCAGCGAGTGGACTGCTGACAAACTTGCAACTCCAGTTACTACTGGTATCTCGGAAGGTTCTGACGTTACCTCGTTCAGCGATAAGTTCTCTGATCGCGCTCGTCTTGGAAACTACGTCCAAATCTTCCGCCGTGACTACCTTGTCTCCAATCTGCAAAATGCAGTTACTTCAGTTGGCCCTGCAAACGTGGCTCAAGCTGAAGCTAAATGTATGCGTGAATTGAAGCGTGACGTAGAAGCTGCTATCTGCTCGGATAACGATCTGACTGTTGAGAATGGTGCTGGTACTCCATACGCTCTCCGTGGCCTTGGTAAGTGGCTCACACCTGCTGCAACAGCTTCGCTTAGTGGCGTTCCTACTGCATATCAAACCCCAACTGATTCGGTTCAAACTGGTGGTGCAACCCTTAGTGAAACCAACTTCAACACGATTATTGGTTCGATCTTCACCGAAAATGGTGAAGCTAATTCGCTTACCTGTATTGCTGGCGTTGCTCTTCGTAAAGCGATCTCCAACTTCACTCGCAATGATGGTGGTGCAAGCAACGAAAACATCTACATGGTCACCCAAGATGCAGTTGCTAAAAAGGTTACTCTATCCGTCAATCTTTATGATTCCGACTTTGGTATCGTAAACATTGTCAATGGTAACCCAAGTTGTATGCCAGCCACAAGCCGTGGATATGTCATCAATCCAAAGTATCTTGCATTCAACACTCTCATCCCAATGGGTGCTACTCGTCTTGAGAACCAAGGTGGTGGCGAGCGTGGATTTGTTGACATGACTGGTACGCTTTGCGTCAAGCATCCTCGCGCACACGGCAAGATCATTGCTTAATTCATCAATTATAGAATCAACTAAATAAAATTATGCCTCAACTATCTAATAACGAATCGCGCGGTTTCACCCATTATTTTCGGATTACTGGAACTGAACTTGCTACTACTGGCTATTTGACATCATCCGAAAAACTGATTGCTCAACTTCCTGCTGGTGGTATCATTACCAATGCAGCCGTAATTGTTCAAACAGCACTTGCTGGCGCGACTGATATTACCATTTCCGTTGGAAGTGTTACTGGTACGGCTACAAACCTCATCGCTAGTACTGACTTGGATGCGCTTACTAAAGTTGCTTACAATACTGGGTCTGCTGTTGATACTGAGCCTGGACTTGTGAACAATACTGCTTCAGCAGTTCCAATCTTTGCTCGTTTTGGTGGAACTCCATCCACTCTTACCGCTGGTGACTTCACTATCGGTCTGACGATCCTTGATCTGAGCGGTATCGCAAGTAACGCTTAATTAAATCTAGGTAGGGGAGGTTAAAATCTCCCCTGCCTTTTTCTTATGGACATCTCCGAAGCAGCGTTAAATCACGCACTTATTACAGAACTTTGTAGTGGTCGCAAATTCATGGAAGCTAAACAAGAGCTTCGTGAGCGTGATTGTGCAAGGGAGGCACTAGCTGCAAGGGGACACAAGAGCATTGCACAGCTTGGCAAATTGGCCGCTGTTATCCCACAACATGAATACTTTATCATGCGTGAGCGTTATGGTGAAGAATGCTGGCACGATAGAGAATTTGTTCGTGACTTCCAGAAGACGCAATCACATCTCGCTGTACATAAAATCTGATGCAATATCGAACTTTCTCTGATCTTTTTGATCTTATCCAAGCACTCTGCGGAGTAAGTTTTGCCGTTATTGAAAAGCCAAGGATTAAAGCCTTGATCAATAGACGAGCGCAAAAGGCTTATCGGTCAACTAACTATTGGCCTCGTTATCTTAAAGTTGGTGAACAACGAACTGTTGACAACGGATCATTGATTGGATACACCCAATCTGGGTTGTCATCCATTGATACTTTCCTGCGAATCCACAAGATTGCTCCATACCTAACTACATCATCCCAAGAGTATGACTTCATGGTTGGTGGGACTGGTGCAACATTGATTGCTGGTACGCTAGACCCAACTGAAGCATTTGTTACTTACAAGGCTCAAATGTCAACAACTCAACTTGGGGATGGTTCTGGAGAAGATACCAACATTCCTTACGAATGGTTTCAGTATATTGCTCATGGGACATATGCTGACTATCTTCGTGCTGAAGGACAACAAGAGAAAGCTGCACTTGCTGATCAAGAAGCTGCTGAACTACTTCAAGATGAGTTAATCCGTATTGACGAGCAACATACATTGCAAATTGTTGCGAATCGGATCTTCACAAACGCAAATACTCAATCACGATAATGGAATACTCACTTTCAAATTCGCTTGTAGGAGGATCTGGGTCACTAAATCTAGATAAGTTATCGTTGGATCTCCAGTTCGCCACGGACAAGACGCTTACTGCTCGTAGAGGCCCAACCCCAGTATTTACTAGGGCGACCACAGGAACATTTGTAGGTAGTAATGGATCAATTCAATCTGCCGCAATCAATGTTGCTAGATTCGATCACGATACTTCGTATGTTGGATCAAGTGTTTATGTTACTAGTTCCGATGCAATAGGTGACTCTGGATCTCCATTACCGAGTGAAAGAGTATACTTTGCAGGCATGGATGGTAATGGATACCCTGAGTTTACTTCAAGTATGTACTATATTAGTTTTTCATCTGGGCAATGGCTACTCAATGGAGACGCAGGTAAATTTATCGCACATTCAGATGTTGCACTTTCTGACGAGTATGTTACCGATACTGGTACTGGTTTTGTTACTGTGCTTCTAACTCTTGCTTGCAAAGGATTGCTCATTGAGGAGTCACGGACAAACTTGGTATTCCCAAGTGCGACTTTAACAACCCAAACGCGTACAGTTGCGGCAGTAGCTCACACGCTTTCATTTTACGGAACAGGAACAGTTGTATTGTCTGGGGTACATGTAGCAACAGTCACGGGGACTGGAGGTTTTCCAACAAGAACCACGCTTACATTTACGCCTACTGCTGGCAGTCTCACTTTAACTGTGACAGGATCGGTTACGGAAGCACAACTAGAAGCAGGCTCGTTCGCCACTAGCTACATCCCAACAACAACTACTGCTTTAGAACGAACTGCTGACGTTTGCTCGATTACTGGGGGTGCGTTTACAGGAATGTATAATTCTTTAGCTGGAACTATTGTCGCAAGACATTTCTTCAGATCAAATAGTCTAGCTCGTCCATTTTATATTGGCGATGGGACAAGTGCGGCTAATACTATGGAAGCTTTCTGTGGATCATCAGCTATTTCTGGTATTGTGAATTCTGGCAGCTTATCACAATACTCTCAAACCGTAAATGCTGTAAATAACACCATGATAAACACGGCATTAGCTGTTACCGCATCAAGTGCAATGCTTGCCAGCAACGGCACACTCGCAACTGCTGGAGGCGGCTTAATGCCTGTTGGAGTTAATCAGTTTATCATAGGTAACAGACCAGATGGTGTGCGTAATATAAATGGTCACATCTCATACATCCGCTACTTCAAGAAACGCTTGCCAAACGCAAAACTCCAAACGCTAACCACGTGATCGACTATCTCCTTAAATTCCCAAGTAAAGCAGTAGCTGAACAATTCGGCATTGCCAATGGATTCGCACAACTGGACGAAGAGTCTGGCTTAGTTGTCTCCTCATTAGCCAGCCACACTCACGCTCTGTGCGAAATCGGCGAGCATAACGGAGACGGCAACTTTTGGGTTCTATTCCGCGACCTTGTAGACCTACCAGTTCCAGATGGTGCTGATGAGTTCATCTTCTGGTCATCAAGCATGACCTTCACAGACGATGCAGGGAGAGAGATTTCTGTTCCCCGCCCAGAATTTAACCCAGACGTACCCAGTATTTTCTGGGCATGATGTCTTGTAAAATTAAAAAACAATTTTTAGAATCCTCACAATAATCAATAAATAATTTATGTCATTTGTTAAAACAGTTCCGCTTTCAAGGCTTTTTCAGTATTCTGCACCAGATGATGAGGTTGTATTGTTATCTTCCACCAATGAGCAACCAACAGACTCATCTCAAATTAGGGACGCTATTGGTCTTGTTGGAGTAAGAGTTACAAAAGCAGATGGAACGACAACTTATTATCCAGCATCTGTCACAACTAATAATGCGGCAGGAGATACAGCTAGGGGAGTAGCACTAGAAAATGCATTCTCTAATGCAGTTGCTGGAGATACGATTGATCTATCGGCTGGAAATTACTACGTTGCAAAAGCTACTAGTACAATTTCTGGGATTGTGGCCCAATACGCAATCCTCGATGGAATGACCATTCGATTGAATGGTGCGAGGCTATACAAAAAATCAACAGATACTGCGTCATGTATGTTTTCAGTAAGTGCAACAAGCCTTATTGATGATTGGTCAATAATTGGGCCAGGAGTATTAGATGGTAGCTATGCAGCCAATAGTGACACAGCGGCGAGAGGTGCTGCGAGTGCAGAAATCGGCATTAATGTTACTGCTTGCCGTAGATGTAGGATTGAGGGATTGACATTCAAAAACTTTGCTGGGACAGGAATCCAAGCAACCAATGCAAGTTTCTCTTCATCTGATGAATATGGTGGTAGTGCCGCAAAGTATTCAACTGGACATATTCATTCGTGTAATGCTGATTTGAATAACATTGGTCTCGCAATATATGGTAGCAATGAATATTGGAGCATTAGTAATTCTTCATTCAATAAGAACTTAACTGGATGCGATATTTATGCTGGAAATATTAAATTCTTGGGATGCGAATCAAACGGAAACACAAATTACGCTTTGAGAATTCGCAATGGTGGCAATGATGGTCATGGAGCATGGATAGGTGGTATGATGAATCATAACCTTGGATTCTCGGTTGATGTTGAGGCGAGCATGGATAATGGATTCACATTTGCTGGTTCCCATTTCTTTGGTGACTCAGTTACAACTAATAAAATCCAATCACTTGGTGGTGGTCTTAATTTTACAGGTTGCATTATTGATTCACCATTTTTTGCAAGTGCGACACCAACTGGTATCAATACTGTGAAGAGTTCGTTCTTCTCTGGAACGTATGCCGCTATTACTGATTTATCTGCCGCAGAACGAGCCAAGTGGAAATTCGCAAACAACCACACGCTAACTGGAGTTTTTGCATCCGACGATATACGCACCACTTACGCTACTGATGCTGCGGCTGGGACAGGTGGAGTCCTGCAAGGTGAACTTTGGCAACAAACCACTACTGGATCTGTATTTGTAAAATTATAATTCACATCAAATCAAAAAATAAATAAATGAAAACTACAATTCTAGGAATCCTCACAATCGTTGGAGCTGTCGTATCTGCCGCCACTCAGTTTCTCTCAAGCGGGACTATTGATCTGCTTGTAATTGCACCAGTAATCACGGCTGGCATTGGACTAATCAAGGCTAAAGACCAATAAGGTGAGTGACCATCTCAAGAATGCAATGCATGGTGTATTTGGCACGATCATGCCAGCATTAGGTTTGATTACATCTATGCAGGAGCAACTTGAGTATGGTCTTCGTATTACTTCTCTTGCGATTGGTATATTTGTTGGCATTTTGTCATTGACAAAGTTGTTCAAAAAGTGATCATTTAATATGACCTTCGATCAAATATGCAAATTGCAAGAGAAGATTGGTGTTGAAGTAGATGGGTTCTGGGGGCCGAAAAGTACCAAGGCTTGCCAAGACCACTTAAAGTCATTGTACCCAGAGGTGAATCATTGGCCCAAATCGGATCAAGGTAGTCTATTGGCATTTTATGGAAGGCCAGGAGATGAGTCCAAATTGGTATCTATTGGAGTTTCCCATCTAAACATGGAGTATGATGGCTCTCCAGTTGCGGTGATTCGATGCCATCAAAAGGTAGGTCAATCGCTATTTCGGGTTCTCTCCAAGATTAGTGAGTCAGAAGACAAGGACATTCTGAAGGAGTATGCTGGAGTCTTTAACAATCGTCCCATGCGTAATGGAAGGCTCCCGTCACTCCATGCTAGGGGTGCTGCCATTGACCTAGATCCAAGCAGGAACGATAATATGGATCATTGGCCAACCAAGTCATCAATGCCATTATCTGTGATGGAGGCATTTGCGAGAGAGGGTTGGTTATCTGCTGGGGCATGGTGGAGTCGCGATTCGATGCATTTCCAAGCTACCCAGTAACAATGAACGGAATCCCTAAATCAGTATTGATTGGGGGCATCGTATTCCGCATTCTGGTTAAGAGGATGGAGTCTTGGGGTGAGATGCATTTCGAGGAACGTGAGATCCACATATCTGAAAAAGCACTATCCACACAAAAAATATTGCTTGACACGTTAATGCATGAGATGCTTCATGCGTCATTGTCTGTATCTGGAATATCTTGGTGCGACAAGTATGAAGAAGAAGCTATCGTGAGATCAATCGAGAATATCTTCTTTCCAGCATTCGATTCAATTAAAACCAAAATCACAAATGGCATTTAAGAAGTTTTTAGTCTGTGCTGATAATCATGGGCATCTTGTCAATCAAGAATGCTTATCCAAATTCGTCCAGTTTAAGAAAGACTGGAAACCTAATTACACGATCTGTCTTGGGGACATTTGGGACATGAATGGACTACGCAAATCTGCTAATGACGAGGAGAAGCGAGAAGGTGTTTCAGCGGATTTTAAAGCTGGTATTGAGTTTCTGGACATTGGGTTTGATTACCTAACCCTTGGGAACCATGATGCGAGGCTCTGGGAGGCCGCTGAAGGAGCTTCAAACGGAATCCTGCGTGAATCATGCCAAGACCTTGTAAGGTGCGTCACAATCGAATTGAACAAGCGTAAGATCAAATGGATTCCGTACAACGTAAATTCGTATCTTCAGCTTCCAGAAGGAGGGCCAAAGCTCATTCATGGATTCCTTGCAGGACAAAGTCCCGCTAAAGCACATTTCGAGCGATTCGGGAGTTGTTTGTTTGGTCATGTCCACGCTCCAAGTTCATATGTCGCCAAACACATTGATCAAGGTCAAGCGTACTCCTTGGGATGCATGGCAGACATTGAGTCAATGACTTACGCTGAACGATACCCAAACCGCCTTGGATGGCGTAATGGTTGGGGATTCGGCATAATCAATGACAAGACAGGGAAATGGAGCTTCTGGCACGTTAACAAAGAAGATGGTCACTACATCTCCCCTATGGGAGTTTTGTAATGTGTGATACTATATCATAATACACCCACTTTTTGTCTAATTTTTACTACGTTAACACAATATGAAATCAGAAACGCAAAAAGCTATATCAAGCCTTGATTTTGCAATCGCAGAATGTACCCGCCCATCCAAAATGGATGATGAGTTTACGTTAGCTGAATACATCGTGAAATCAAAAATTCCACGAACCACGGCACAACAAAATCTTGATAACCTTGTAAGGAGTGGACTCTTGAGCAAGCGGAAGATTTCCATTGATGGATCTCTTCGCAACTTGTTCAAGAAAACCTGCTAAATTGCAGAGTGCTTTCGATAGCTTTCCCAATCGAAGTGCAAGCCTAGTCCATTTTCACGGATTCTATCAAGTATGGCTGGAGACATTGCTTGTGCAAACTTCTCCCTTGAGTAATTGGAAATCAGCATTGTCGGTCTACCATCAGCGTATCTTGCGTCTATGATTGACGTTAGTTTGCGATCCTCGAAAGAAGTCTCTCCACGTTCCTGGATCTCGTCAATGACTAGGAATGCAGCTTCAGAGTATTTCTTGACAATCTGCATCTCTGACATTTCAGCTTTAGGCGTGAATGACTCACGAAGCTCCATGAATAGCATCACGGCGGTAGTGTAGTAACACGGCCTTGACTTGCGAATTGAAGACATTCCAACTGGTGGGAACTCCGATCTTGGCATATTGCAGACCTTTGCAAGCTCATAAGCCATGCGAGACTTGCCCGTGCCATTGGTTCCGTAGGTGACGAGTATCCCTCCAGATTCGACTACTGGCTTGCTCTTGTTGAATGCTTCAATCCACTTATCTCCAATGGGAGGTGTTGCGTCCTTGTATCGTTCTGGGAATCCTTTAATGATGTTCATTGCGTTAGTAGTTGTTCAAGATGTTCGTGATTGAATACTTCTTTCTCATGTCGATCAAGGTTGATTTGTCGATTGGTTGAGTTTTCTCAATCTTTTCTGACTCTTCCGTTCTAATCAGCCTTTCTACGGCTTGGGCTTGGGTGCATTTAAGCCTCTTGGACAGCCTCTGGATACGTTGGTACGTCTCTGCGGTAATCCGTATCGTTATCTGCATCCCACGCTCTTCTGCGGTCATTGGGGTGCGTCCACAATTAAAAACAAACCCTTTCCTGTCCCTGCTCGTTCTCCATTTCGGAGGCCCAGTCACGGCTATTAATGGGACTCCTATCGACTTTACCCAACCATGATCGCTCTGATTGCTGTCTTGGATTGTCGAACAACTGTCTGATTGGGTTGTTTCTCCATCCGTATCCGTACTCTCCGTCATATTCGTCGGAATCTTCATCGAATTGATGTTGGTTCATTTGATCGGAAGTAGGTTTCCGCGATCTTATTGTTAATTTTCATTGATTGCAAGTTGTTTTATTTGATCTTGTAGTAGCGGTCACGGCATCTCTTCTGTTGTTTGGCTTTCTTCTCTGGGTCAAGATACGCTTGCTTCTTGCATTCGGAAATGCATCTGATGCAACGAGTCCTGTGGCTTATGTAGAAGTGGAAGATTGGTTTATCCTTTTGGCATCGTCTGCACCATTGAGTCTCAATGACCTGTGTCATCTTGGACTTTCTTTTTGAGATCATCCAAGTCCTCCCAAACTTTGTTAAGCCTGTCCACAGCTTCTTGTACTTGACCCTCAAGCATTTCATCATATTCAAGATACATATCCCTCCATCGTTTTGCTTCTTCTTTCCATAAGTCACGTTCTGCAATGGCGGTATCGAGAAGGTCGCTTGCACAATCTGCTGCTGATTTTAATCCGTCCCGTTGGCGTTCTAAACGTCTGCATAACGCAACGATTGGATGCGTGTATGTAAACTTCCCATTCAGAGACCAATGATCTTCTTCTAGGAATCTGATATGCTTACCTTCTCTAACGCAGTTATCTGTCTCTGGTGTTTCACTCATTGCTTTGAGTTGTTTATGTACTGTGATGTGAATTCTTGTCGGTTGTACCCCCAGCGGCCTATGTGTTTTCGTTCGGGCTGGTTAAGCTGTAATAGGTTTAATAAATAATCCCGCTCTGCTACTAACTCGGCGTGACCCGTTTGCCAGATGTGGCAACTGCGGATGGCTTCGTCCCGTTCTCGTTCTAGTTTTTGGCATAAAAAAACAATTGGATTTTCATGTGTAATTTCATTGTCATTTATTTGTGTAATTCCAATTATACCCGCAATAATTTCTCCAGAAGGGCCTACATATATTTCCCAAGTGCGCGGCTCTGGTTTGATGCGGTAATGGTCTGGGGCGTTCGTCCATTTAAATTCAGAATTGCAAGCAATATCCTTCCATTTGAAATCAAAATTGTAAGGGATAGTCTCCATTAGGAGACATTTAAATTGAATTGTCTTCCCATCTGCCAGTGCCTGCACAAGTGGCAGGTATAAGTGTGCGTTTTCTTTATTCATGTTAGTAGTTCGGCTAAAAGAGTTCTGAATGCTCGCTCTGCTGTTGCTGGGACAACTCCGTTTCCGAGTAGTCGCAGCTCGTCTGTGCGATTGTCACAGGTGACGCACAACTCGGCATAGTCCAGCCCACGGGTAGTCCCATCAACGTCTCTACCCAGCGTGGGTTGAGTTTCGCTGACAAAACATTTGGAGTCACTTGGCTCTTGAGTGGCAGATGAAGATTTACACCCTTCTGTTTTTGATTTTCTGCTCTCTTCTTCCATTGTTCCCTCGTCTCTGGTTGGTTCCAGTCGAATGCGTTTGGAGTTGCCCACGACTTCTGCTCCTGTTTCACCGCTATAGGTAATGGTCGATGCAAATTGATTCCTTGTGCCTTTTTCCGTATTGCTCTCGCATCCCATGATTCTAGCGATTCGTCGATTTGACCGTCCATTGTCCGAGTTGTTGGCCACGACTCTTGGCGGCTCCCATCCGTGCTGGGGCTGGCTGGGGCGGGAAGGCCATGATTCGGCTGATTCCCGATCTTCCCAGCCTCTTGCACTGTCGGTATCGGCCAGTTCTTCTGCTGGTCCACTACCGCATCGCTCAAGTAGCGTTGCCCCTTGCCAGTTTTGTCGTAGTAGGCTCCACGCTCGTTGCTCCCCATGTGCATCGTAGGCCATGATGAAGACTCGCTTGCGTTGGTGAGGTGCGCCGACTTCACGCGCTGAGAATATTCCCCACGACACTTTGTAACCCAGTTCTTCCAAGTCGCTGATAACGCTGGAGAGTCCCAGCGTGATGTGTCCTTCGACGTTCTCAAAGAAGCAGATCTTGGGTCGCATAAGTCGAATTCCGTCTGCGATGAAAGGCCAAAGGTGTCTTGGGTCGTCTGATCCTGCTCGCTTCCCTGCTGCGCTAAATGGTTGACATGGGTAGCCGGAAGTAAGGATGACCACTCGGCCACGAAACTCTTCCCAAGGGAAGGTTTTAAGATCCGTCCAGATAGGAGCGCAGTCCATGAGTCCCGCTTCCATTTTTGCAACCAAGTTCGCGCAGGCGAATGCTTCGATCTCACAAAGAGCGACTGAGCGCAGATCTGGGATTGCTCTGCTAAGTCCAAGCTCAATGCCTCCGTATCCAGCGCACAAGCCAACGTGTGTAATTGTTTTGGAAGTATCCACATTATTGTTTTGGTTATTGTTTCCAGTTCTTAATCTTCAGCTTTTCAGCCAGGACGAGGCCTGCCTCCTCCTCGGTTGCAGCCTTGGCTGAAACCTGTGTGCCACTTTTGTAGCACATCCATTGGTTCTCAACTTGGTTACAGATGATCCCCTTCTCACGCATCCACTGGACGCGCGGGCTAGGGCTATCGGTCATTTCAAACAGGATATCCATTTTTCGGAATATGTTGTCGTAGTTTTGCCCATAGATTTGGGCATCTACTGGCCGTAGTGAATCCCCTTTTCCTGCGCTCATTTGATCAGCTTGTACTTGGCAAAGACCTTGCCATTCAAGTGCTGGTTGAGGGTTTCAATGGAGTAACCTTGTTTGCGTAGGTCATGGATTCTAGCTCCAAGCCTAAAGCAGCCCCACTTGTTCAATGCTTGAATCGGAGTAATTGAATACCCACGATTTAGCCATGATTCCAGTTTTTCAATAATCGATTTCGTTTTCATATGGTTGTTCTTGTGTTTCAAATTCAAACTTCTCGTTTAGTTCGTACCAAATTGCTCTGTCAATCTCCTGACCGACAACTTCATCAGTTGGGTCTTCAGAGTGCTTCTTGGCTTTTCGGAATCCATAACGAATCCCTGTTTCAATGCAGTCTTGTAGGATATTGTGTATTTTAGGCTTCATCGTTGTTTTCTGGTTACGAGATAAGATTGACTTCAATCTCCCTCATCTCAAGCACTATTTTCATGTATTTTCGTGCAGTCTTTTTGTCCGAGATGGATTCTAGCTTCTTTTTAAGGCATTTCTGGCATTCATGGCCTCCCCTAGCTTGTTCTTGGCAATGCTCATTCCAGCATTTTGAGTAGGTTGACGGCCATCTTGGGAATTGCCTGTGAATAAGTAAGAATAATTGCTCCTTTTCGTATGGGGTCATTTCTGCCTCCTTCCGAATTCAGCGATCAAGAGTGAATCTGCAATGGCATGGGTCACCTTGATGTTTGGAAACATCTCTTGAGCCTTTGCCTTAGTAATGCCCTTGTCGCCCTTTGTGAGGCATCCTAAAGCCTTCTGCCAGACTTGTGGCCTAACTCTCTCAAATGGTATCTCGCAAGCCGTCAGAGCCATTTCCAGATGACCAAAGCCATTGCCAAAGGTAAAAGCACTTTTAACACCCATTTGGGGGCTTGAATGCACTTGCTCCAGATAAGCTCTGCAATTTCCATCATAGCCCACGCTATAAGAATTAAGCAATTCATACAGATCCTGCAAAGTTTCTGGCATTTTTTCAGCACAAGCATTTCCTTTTTCATCAATTACGGCAATTCCTCCGTTAGTTCCTGGATCTAACCCGATTACGCAAGACATAATTATTCGTTCCATATTTTGATTTTTAGTTTCTTTGCGAGTCCAATAATGGCGTAGTTTTCATCATTATCCCTGCAAAAGTGCTTTGTTCGCTCCTTGTAAGCAATCCAAGACGCATCTTTTGATTGCTCAACTTTAATTGAGTGATGTTTCATCCATTTTAAGCGAGGCGAGAGTTCTTCTGGGAGATCGGTGAAAAGGCTTTCCATAAGTTTTTAATGATTCTGATTACAAACCAACTTGGTTTCTTCTGACTCCGTTTTCCAACGGCCATCATAATTTCATAAGTTAGTAGTGGGTCACGTCCAATGACGTAAAGTGGTGATGAGAATGTAGTGATTCGTTTCATAGTAGTTCGCGTCTATGTCTCCAGATTTCCTTTTGGCTCCTTGGCAACTCAACGATCACGATATCACATCCTGCGAATGTATCGAGTGCGCTTTGGAACCATTCCTGTTCATGTTCTGTGGTATTGTATCCAATAGTCATTGGCACATACCCTTGTTCTTTTGCTTCTGTTTCGTTTAAGATTTCGATGTTTTTCATAAAATTAAAGTTGCCCCAAGAATAACGGATGGGCCAGCCGTCATGAGTATGCCTATTCTTTGGCCGATTGTTTCAGAACGGAATGTCGTCGTCCTCTAAAGCCTGTTTTACTTGGTTGTCAAATACCTTAATCTTGGCATTTCCAAGGATTGGGCCTTTGTTCCCTGCTTCTTTTTGCTCCTTGCTTACGTCCTGCACGACAAACCCATCATTTCCGTACTGATCTGGATCTTCACGAAGAAGAACTGTCAGATTGAGATATTTTGCCTTTGTTTTCGGTGAGGTGTAAATCAGCGACTTGTCAATTTTGTCGAGATTCAGATTCAGTTTAATCAGTTGTTTCATTGTTGTTTTGTTTTTAGACCAGCCATTTTGGGGCCGAGATTGTTTGGATTCCCTCAATTTGCTTTGGGAAGTTCTTCAGTTTGATGCATTCATTCCACTTTGACAAGGCTTGCATATAAGCGATTCGTCCCCGCTGAATGAAATCCTCGTCAATGCTAATCCATGCACCTTCATATGGAGCGGAGGTTTCAACAAAGTAGAACAGGAACTGATTCCGATTTTCCCCTGTTGCCGCATTCCATAAATCCAAATAGAGGGCCGCTTGCCAATGGTGGCCCCGATTGATGATATTTCGGACAATCCCATCCAGCCCATCAATACTTGCCGTTGTTTTTAAGTCAACGAGTGCATTTGAACTAGCAGGAACAAAATCAATCATTCCCTTGAGTTTTGTATCCCCGATTTGGGAATAGACGGCGACTTCCGTTTCTCCATCTTCCGATTGACCTTCCCAAAATGAACTGGAGATTGCATGAGCCTTGTCGAAATCCTCGTCCGAAACGATGGTCATTCCGCTTTCAACTGCTTCTGCTTTCCAGTTTTGAGCTTCCTTTGTTCTGAAGTTGTCAAATGGTGATTTAACAAACTCCCCGAGATCCTCTGGCGTGAGCGTAATGGCGTGGACAAGCCTCCCAAAGTCCATTGCTGGAGTGGATTCTCGCTTTTTGCTATGAAGCCATTTGTAGGGGCTTTTGAAGAAGTCAAACAGCATGGACTTTGAGACATATCCTTCAAGGTTTTGAGGAGTTGCCCCGTCCTTGTAGTACTCACGCCCAAGGTTGCGTTTTACGAATGAATTCATTGTGCCGCCTCCATTTTCTTTTGCTTGGCATCAAGTGACTTTGTGGCAACTGCCATCTTGTCGATTGTAATGTCCTCCATTTTCTCAACTCCAAGGAATTTACAGAATGCTTCTTCAGCGACTTGCAGTTCTTCCATGCGAGCTTGCAGCCCCATGATCTGAAGCGGAGAGATTGGAACCTTTTTCATCGAATGAGCGGCTGATTGTCCATCATCGTCCTCTTGTGCGATTCCACAAATCGAGGCAAGGGAATAGCGTCGTAGGTAGGTTGTAGCGGCTCCAATACCTTGTGCGTCTGTCTTGGCGGGAATGCAGGATGAGACTCCTGTAATGGTTCCGCCTCCAGCATGGGCTAGGCACGTTGTTACGCTTGCCATTGCCCCATCGAATGAAGGGATTTGCAAGATGCTTAATCCATTGGCAGAATAGACTGGGCGAATGGTGTTTAGGACTTCAGCAAGATCCGCATATTTAGATTTGAAATGCGGATTTGTGCTACCTTTTGTGGCGTTTTCAACTTCGCTTTGCGCTTTTGCAAGGGCCGCGAACAATTCTGGTGTTGCATTTTCTAGGTTCATTTTTTTATGGTGTTGCCGTGTTGGCGGGATCAATTTGGATGCTTTCTGACGGATAGCAAGATAATTCTTTCACTTTTTTCATTACTGAAATGGCATGGGCAAGATATTCTGGGTTATTCTCGCAAAGAAGTCTGGTTTTCTGTCTCCCATGCATGACAGTCTGATGCGAGTTTTTCCCAAATTTCTTTGCCGTGTAATTCAGCGAGTGGACTTCGGAATAAATGGTCATCGCCAACCAACGAGGTCGGACGTATTCCATGAGCCTAGTGTTGCACATCATAAGAGCGGGGTCAATTTTGAATTCACTCGCCACAAGCTCAACCAATTTTTCAAATGCGATCATTGCGAGAGAGCTTCATAAGTTGGTTGGTCTTCGTATCGGATAGCATCCCCATCCCAAAATGGGCCAAGCAAGTCCGAAATCTTCATTGCACCTTCCAATTCAAGCCTTGCATATTGACTTATGAATCTCCCTGTAACGGAGTGGCCTTGTTCATCTAGGAACCTCATGGCATCATTTTCATTGGCGAACTCGTAAGTGGCGAATGCACCTTTTCCTCGTTTTGTTATTCTGATTTTCATTTGATTGGGTCTTTCGGGTTTGCGAGGATAAGGACGGCAATCACATCAGCGAGTAAACACGTCCAGAATAGGTTGTAGTTCCATTTTTCGGATATGAGGTTAGCTTGATGGACGCAATGGTAAACGCCAACATGGGCGAGTAGGATGATAGTGAATAATGCGGCTGGATGTAGTTTCATTTGAAGTGGTGTTTGTATCGTGGGTTGTTTTTTAGTTTTGGTGCGTTTCTTATTTGGGAAGCCGTAGCATTCCATGTTTGGCCTAAGTAGGTTGAGATTTCTGTCTTGGTCATGCCGATTTCAAGCATACGGCTTGCAATGATGCTTTTAAGCCGTGATGCATTCCATGAGTCAAATCCTGTTGAGTCTTTTAAGACTTCCAGCGGATTAATGGACGGGATAGCATTTTGGCAGACTTGCTTGATTATTTCACTTGGTAGCATTACGGCATTTTCTGACAAGGTTGGCGAAATCCTTCCTGGATATTGGAAGCGAGATTTCAGAAACCCAATAGCAAACTTGTTTGCCGTGCCAATTATTGGAGACGAATGTTGCCACTCCCCCGTCCCAAGTCGGGCCGAATCTCCAAAGCGTTAAGTTGTTCTCCATTTTTTTGCGTTCAATTATTTTCATGTTTTTAGTTTTGTTTATAGTTCATGCGTCCCAAGATGATGACCAGCAAACGGCAACATCTGGCTTTTCGTAAGGGTCAATTCCCTCAATTTCAAGCACGTTCTTTACTATTTCCCAATCGGCTTCTTTGCCTAGCGTCTCAAATAGGGAAACTCCTTCATCCCTTTGGTTGTCGTAAGCCTTTTGAATCTGCTTATCTATCCATTCTAGGTCAGAATCCGCTTGTTGAGCTATCGTCGCTCCGTTTTGAGGCTCAACAACGCATCGCAAGTATGTGATAACTTGCTCATATCTTGTTTGCGCTCTATTCATAGTCATTTTTTTAATGGTTTGATTTATCTCTTCAATATCCACAATGCTTTGGGCATCGCTTGTGCAAAGTCCCTCCGCTTCAAGTTGTGCGACTCTTTCGAGATACCAGTCAATTTCTGATTTGCTTTTTTTCATTTTCCTTGGCGGTGAAATTCATCTATGGATTTAATTATTCTTTGGCATTCTTCACGGCATTCCTTGCTTGTAGGATTGCGTCCTAGTTTAAGGCAAAGGCTCTCCCAAATTGTTGGCTTTCTTTCTTTTGTTTTCATGTTTTTTGATGGTTAGCGTGTTTGATAATCGTAGAACTCAATCCGAATTACTGAAATGTCTGACGGCTTGGTCATTGGTATTGATTCATCAAATCGGTTGTCATTGTAAATATTGGCGACCATTCTTGCCGCGCCTTTGAAGGTTGGTTTTTTCGCAGAGTAAGAGCGGATGAATGAATAGGTTGACTCATACCCCCTGCCAGCTTTGCAATAATGGATTGCGGTGATTTTTGTGATTGTTCTTTTCATGTTCTTTGATGGTTAAGGTTTGCGCTCTAACTAGGCCACAAGCTAGGCCGTGAGATTCAGAAATCTTGAATGATGACCCCGCCTTGAAACTCAATTACATTGGTTCGGCATCCTAGCCATTGCAAGGCCTCGGCATCGCATTCCTGGCCATCGTCCGCAATGTCCTCACTAGGTTCCCAGCCGTAATTTTCAGCGGCTTCTTGAGCGGATTCGTATTCTGTGAATTCACAACGGATTGCCACAATATCAAGTTCTAGCTCTTCTCCATTGGCCTTTTCAAACTCTTCAAAATATTCTGCCAAGGCCTCGGCTCCATTCCATGACCAGTTGGCGTTATGGTCAAACATAAGGGCATGGGTGATTTCTTCGATAGTAAGTGTTTTTTTCATGTTCTTTTTTTCTTTGGTTTGGTTTGGTGCTTCAACTAGGCCGTAAGCTAGGCCGTGAGAATTATTTACAAGACTGGATGACTTGCAAGATTATTTTTCAGCATTTCTGAAATTTCCATGCATCCAAAGACTTGGTTTCCGCCGTATTGCTCGCAAGCATCGTCCACAATGGTTCCGATGTATTCCAAGTAAATTTTCGCGCCTGCAATATTTCCAGCCTTTAAAGCCTTGGAAGCTCTTTCAACTTCGCGCAAGATTTCCGAAAGGACATTGCCACAAGTTGACATTTCAAAGTGATTTCTTTTCATTTTCTTTGATGGTTTGATGTTTGATTCAGCCTTGCTTCTTGGATACGCTTAGAAGGGACAAGAATCGCTCCCTAGTCGCCTTGGCTGAGCCTTGTGGATGTGCAACCCATAAAGAGCGGCCTGTCGATTTAACGAAGCGTGATGGTTTCCCACCGCCGCAGGAAACCCATTGGCCAGCTTGGAGTTTAATTTGACCAGAGATAACCGCGCTTTGAGTGGCAGCATTCCAGAGGTCTATTTTTGGTAGGTATTTCATTGTCTTTGTTTGTTTAGTCTCATCAGTAAGGGCTTGACCCCTAGACGGCTTACGCCGTTTCGACTTTTTCGCTTTTCGGGAAACTTACCCACCGCTTGCAAACCTTGCCACAAGTAAGTGTCATTGTTCCATCTTCGTTTTCAGTATACCAGCCCCCATTTAAGACGAAGTGGAACCCAGTTGCAATTTCAATCATTGGCAGATAGTAAGTATATTTCATTTTCTTTGATGTTTTGGTTTGATTGTGAGCTTTGCTTCGCTCAACTGAAATCAAGGTAAATCATGGATTCAGCCTTGGCAATAAAAATCTTAATTATTTTTCAAATCGCCTACAAGCCCCATAAACAAAGGGATTGAAAGCCTGGGGAATCCATTTCAAACCCCGATTTTTATTAGCAAACCCCTAATCCCATTCCCTCGCGCAATCTTAAACCCACTATAATAGGGATTGTCGCTGGCATCTGTAGCAGGCCTCATGCTCTTTTGGGTTGTATTAGGCAAGGTCAGTAGCAGAGGCTTAAGTAAGCTTACTGGCAGGCCTCTAGCTCCCTTAAGGTGATTTTAACCATGGATGCTGATGGCTTGTCTATAGCTAATATTGGTAGTTGAGAGCTAATCCTAGTAAATGCGTTGATTATTTTTGATACCCCCCCCCTAAAATGTGGTGTTCAAGCGCACATCACGCTATTTCAGCCGTAAATGGGCCTAGAATCGCTTGGCATGGTTTATGGGGTAAGGCTAGGGCCGATCAATTCAAAGCTATTTTAATCTAACATCTATCTAACAAGTAACTTGGCACGGAATCTGTACTGCGCTATTCTTGTTACATTGTCCAGGTCATGGCGTTCTGCAGAACAATGATCGCATGAACAAGTGGTCAGATGAACATGGCCTAGGGTTGAGCAGGTGATTCAAGCGCGTGATTTAAACGATTGTTTGAATTTGACGATTGGCGCAAGGATGTAATGTTACATTGTTACATTAATGCGTGTTCGGATAAGTAGTGTTCGGATGAACAGGGGGGAGGGGGTTGGCAGCGGCCTCTGATAAAAAATGCTGAGCGATTAACTTGCCGAACAAAAAATTTGTAATTGCCAAAACATTATATTGACAA